CCCTAGCGCGTCCACCAAAGCCTCGACGCCGCCCGCCTCGTCTAGAAATCGCACCGCGCCAAGTCCTGATGAGTAGCGATTGCGCCACGTTTTGGCGTAATCTTCGCCGGTGCAGACCTCGACCCAATCGGCCGCGAAGATGCAGCAGTCATTCACGCCCCACGCAAAAGGCTGCTCACGCCTTTGCTCGATAAATTGCGCCAGCAGATTCGGCCAGTTGTCGCGGCGTGCTGGCATGGCTTAGCGGTAGGAAGTGACCTCGGTCTCGCCGCCGCCCTCGTTGACCGGTGCCGCGAGCTTTGCGTTGCCCCAATAGATTTGTTTTTCTTGGATCGCGTTCACGAACTCTAAGCCAAGATCGCCGGGTGTGCCGGGTCCCGGTGGATAAAGGTTCTGCTGCTCTTCGTGCGTGTAGCGCACCTCACGCGGCCGGCGAAAATCAACGAGCTTGTTCTCCGCGCTCATGATAATCGTCGCGTTCTGACCGTCGTCGTTGACCGACATGACATCCATGCGGCCGGCAAAGATCGTGACGGGCGAGGAGACAATGGCGCCGGTCGCGTCGAGTGCGCCGAAAAGGACGCTGCACTCCTTTCCTTGGTAGTTCTCGGTGAGCGCAAGCGAGACGTATGCGCTCGGAATTCCCGAGAGCTGGAAGTTGATGCCGCGCGCTGAAAGGTCGGTGGTCTCCTCAACGGGCGAGATTGTGCCAAGCGTGCCGATGCCTTGGTAGGTCACGGCGCCGACGGTGATCGTGCCGTAGCCGCTCCAAAGCCGGACCGGCGTTGAGAACGAGAACGACGCGAGCAAGATCGGCGAGAGCTGCGAGGCGCTGACCTCCGTAACCATGTTGGCCGAGAGCGAGCGGCCTGCGGTAGTGATGCTCATGATTCGACGTCCTCCACGATGGCGAAGCCGATGCCGTAGATGCTTGCCTCGCCGATAGCCCACTCGGTGCTCGGCGATGCTAGGCGGAAGACGCCCTGAGCGCGAGCGGCGTTGTTGGGCCTGCCGTAGATGATAGACGTGTTGCCCGCGTAGCTTTTGCGGAGTGCTGGGAAAACGTCTACGCTCGACGACGAGGTCGATTCCACGACCTTGTAAAGCGAGGTCGAGATTTGCAGCCAATCGCCAACGGCGAATTGCCCGCTCGCTCCGCTGATCCCGAGCGTGGTGCCGTTCGCGGTTGCGCTGGAAACGGTGAGGTTCCCGGTGACGCCGCCTCGGTTCAGCGGGTTGGCGTAGTCTTGAAAATAGAACGTGCCGCGCTGCGCCTTGAGCAGAAACGCGACGATCTCCTCAGCGTCCGCACGCTTCATCGGCGGGCAATCGACCGAGCCGAGCCACGCTTGGCCCGGCCAGTTGTATTGCTGGGTTTGCAGCGTGAATGGCGAGGTGTTGCGCGAGGTCGCAGAGACGCCCGTGAACGACAAGCGCGAGAGGTTAAACGGACTCGGCGGCGTGAGTGGATAGGTGATGGCCATGACGATTAGGCGAAGGCTGCGCGGTATCCGCCGCCGCGTCGAACCATGTCTGGAATCTCGGCCTTTAGCCGGCGCCGCTCTTGTTCGAGGATCGGAGCGAGTTCAGCCCGCGAGACGCCGGCCGCGATGTTGTAATTGACGGTGACGCTGCCGCTGCCGGATCCGCTGCCGCCACCCATCTTGTTATTCGGCACGATGGTGCCTGACGCGTGCGGAACGAACAGCTCTGGACCTTGCTCGCCGACGACGTAAGAGGAGCCTGCGCTGACCGGCCCGCCATCGGCCATGAAACCGGCAAAGCCTTTGCCTTGCAGAACTCCGGTAACTCCTGCCGCGAGGCGCTGCGTGACCATTTGCTGAAACACCAGCCGCACCAAATCGCGACCGAGCGAGCGGACAACCTCGCTTAGTTTTTGACCGCTCAAGATTGCGTCCTCGAATCCTTGGGCGATTAGACTGCCGGCGTCTTGAGCCATTTCCATTTCTGCCATCACGACTTTAAGCCGGTCGAGTTGTTCTGTTGTTGCTCCCAGTGAATCGACAAACATGCGCTGCTTTTCCTCCGTCGCGGCAAAATTATTTCCGGCCTGTGCGATCAAGCGATTAAAGGTTTCTTGGTCCGGTATCACTCCGGTTTTAAAAAGCTTAGTCAGACGATCTGCTTCGGCGACGTATTTTTCCATCGGAGTCATTACTGACTCTTTCAAAGATTTCCCGAGCTCGCGGTTTGCCAATGTCTGATCGTTTGTTGACTCAATGCTTCCAATGCCAGCGTCCCTAACTCCTTCGAGACCTCTCTGCATGAGATTGCTAGAATCCTGCAAAAGATCGTTTACTTTTTTCTGCGCATCGAGTGCTTCGTCGTCTGATTTTGTTCGGATTTCTGCAGTATCTTCCTCGATCTGCCTCATCAAAATCCGGAGGCGGAGAAGAAGTTTCATGCGATCAGCCTCAAGTTCTACAATCTTTTGAGCCTCTTCCCTAGTTCCCGTTTGCACCACTGCTTGCGTTCCGCCTTCTAGTGGCACGACATGTTGCCTGACATTTTCGCGCATTTTCTCAATTTCCGCCATGTTTTTGATAATTTTATCCTGAGTATCCTTCAATTGATTCTCAGGGTTCATCATAGCGACAAGACCGGCTTGTAACATAGCCTCCGATTCTATTCTTCCTTCTCTTAAAATTCTGCGAACATCTCCTGCACGCGTAAACAAATCCGCAATTTTCGAAATCGCAGAGTCGATGACGCCGATCAGCGAAACACCAAGCGACGCCGCAAGCCCGGCTCCAATGGCACGCGGGTCGAAGGCTTTTTTCATGAAGCCCGACGCCGTTTGAGAGCTTTGCTGGAGCTTTGCTAGCGAGTTCTGCGCGCTCGCAAAAGCCTGCTTCGTCGCATCCACCGCCCGCAAAATAAATGTCGCTTCAGCCATGTTGTTTTAGTTTTCGGTTTTGGTATTCGATGTAGGCGAGCCAGCCCGTTAGTTCCTGCGCTGGCATCGCGAGCACCTCGTGGGCAAATTTGTGCAGACGATCCGCGAGCGCGTAAACGGCGAGGAGGTCTGCCGCCTCCCCACCGTAGATCAGTTTTTTAAGTCGTCCACCTTCGGCGCATCGTCCGCGAGAATGGCGTTGGCGACGCGGCCGACGACGTTCGAGTCCGCCTTGTTCAGTAAGCTCGGCTTGTGCTCGATGGTAAACAGCTTCGCGCCGTGCTCGTCGGTCGCCTTCATGATCAAAATATCGACGAGAAGCTCCATGTCGTTCTCCTTGCTGCGACGATAGAGCCGGTTCTTTTCCGAGAGCGTTACCGGCGTTGCGTGCACCACGAGCTTCCACTCTGGCACGTCGATCTTGCGCGTGCCGAGTGAGGCGAAGTGTTCTCTGACTAGGTCGATTGCGTCCATGTGTGTGTTGTGTTTTTTGCCTGCGAAATTAAGCCGTTAGCACAGAAAGCACTCCATTTCCCTCGAAACTAATTTGACCTTCTATAATACCGTCAAATGAAGCACTTACGTTAAACTGGGTGACGATGGCCGCGCCCGAATAGTAAACGTCGCCGACCGATGCGCCCTCTGGGTAAAGGTTGAGCGTGACCGAGCTTCCGATGGTGATCAGCAGCTGGCCGGCGTCGGTCTCGTCCCAGTAAAGATCTCCGCTGACGGAGAACGATTTCATCGATGCGAGCCGGGTGCGGTAGGTGTCGCCAAGGACGGAGTCCTCGACCGTGTCGGACGAGTGGGTAAGAGCGTAGTTCCTTAGCTCGCCAATCGTCGTGCTGGACAGTTTGATGAGGCCTTCTCGGCCGAGTTTGGTTGCCATAAGATTAATTTAGTCGGTTGAAAAGTAGATGCAGTTAAAGGTGTGACGAGCCGATCCGAAGCGCTTGTCTTCATCCGTCTCGATACTATAGTCCACGCTGTTCAAATGGAGATCCTGACATACGCCGCCGAGCGTAACGTCCGCGAGCACGGCCGCTTCGACCGCTGCGCTGCCGGTGTCGAAAAGGTCATCGATCAGGTAGGTGCCGCTCTCGGCGGTGAAGTAATCCACCACGAGCTGGAGCTGCCGGTATTGCGTGCGGTTGCTCGGCCCGAGCGTGCGCACCTCGATCTGCTCGCTGACCGCGTAAACGGCGGCGGAGGGGAAGCTGACGCTGGCAATCGTGTTGTTCCGTCCGCGCAAGATGTTCGCCGTCGGAACGACGAGAGCGCCCGTGAGCGCGTTGGCGGTGGCGTTGCGGATGTTTGTTCGGGTGCTCATGCTTCTTTTGGTATGACCATGCCGCCCTTTACTTTTGCGAATCCAAGGTTCACGGCGCGATTGGCGATAAGTGCTCGAACTTTTGAAAGCGTGACCTTGTAACGAATTTTCAAAGCCGAATCGACCACGCGTTGCAGGTCGGGAATTTTGTTGCCGGTAGTCCGCGCGGTCACGAAAGGATTTTGCCCGAACTGCACTTGAGCGGTTCCGGCCTTCGCCATGTGCCGACGAATCCAAGCCGGCACGCGCACGCCGCACGCCATTGCAGCCGCAGCAAATCCAGCCTTACCGAGACCGACCTTTTTCTGCGTGTATTTGAGATATGCGTCCGCCGCTTCATTAGAGATCCACATCTGGTCCTGCACTTGCCAGCGGCCGATTGCGCTGCGGGTGACTTGTTTCGGCCTGCCGCGCGCGTTTCTGTTCGCGTAGTGAAAGGCGCGCATCTGAGCGATTGATGCGCCCGGCTGCCAGAATTTGCGATAAATGCGGATTTTCTTCGAGCCTTCCCAGCCGAGGTTCACGCCCATCGTTTCGTTCTGACCGTCGCGTGGCGGAACTTCCGTTGAGTTCCCGATCTTTTGAAAAAGACCGATGCTTTTTTCTTTGGCCATTTGTCGCCCGCCGAACAAGTCGCCCAAAATTGCTTTCTCGCCCTGCTCCCGTGCGTTCGTGCTCAGTCCGCCGGCCTTTGTTTTCGTGATCGTTCCGCCGGTCACGATTGGGATCTGAGTCTGTGCACCTTTTGCCAGTTTGTCGCCAGTCGGCGGCGTAATCTGCATAATCGTGCGGGCGACGTAAGCGCCCTCCTGTTTGATGACCAGACCGAGATTGACCTTTGCTTCGTCGGCGAGTCTCGCCAGCGCAAATTCGAGCCGCTTGGTGTCTGAGAAGATCGAAATCATATCACCTTTGCGACGCCCAGTTCACATCCCGCGCCCTCGGCGTCCAACGTCACGCGCTCAACGTAGTAGGTGATGCCGGCTCGGGAAAGGGTCTGCGTGACCTTTGGCGCAGCGCTGACGCTCGTCGTCAAAAGGAAGATCGTAAACTTGCTGTCGTCGCGGCGTTGGTCCTCGAAGTCGGCGAACGCATTGCTCGCCGCTGACCAGATGCCTGTGACCGCGGCGCCCTGATACGTGAACGAAATGCCGGCCTGCGCGAGTATCGCCGAAAAGTCGGAATTGATCTGCGTCGGGTCAAAGTCTCGGACGGCGGCCATACAATTGCGCGAATCGTCAAACCGCGCCGAAGTGCAGCGCGTGCAGCGCCGGCCGGTTCGCTTTGATCCACGGCTCGGCGTCGGCCATGCACTTGGCCGCGTCGTTGCCGCACGTCTGAGAGCCGACGTGATGCACGTAGGCCCGGGAAACGAAGTGCCGGCGCTTCATGTCGGCGCATTGCACGTCGTCGGAAAACCAGTTGATCGGCGGGAAATCGACCCACGCGTCTCGGTGAATCCACGCGCAAATCGGCGCGATGACCGGCGTCTCGATGATGCTGCGCTCTGACTCGAATCGCAGAAAGTCCAAGCGCCCGGTGCCGCAGCGGATGTTCTGTGCGCCTCGCGCGTAGTCCGAGCGCGCTGCCACCCAGCCGAGGTCTGGATGATGCACGCGAATGAAGGCGACATCATACATGAGTGTCTTCCACGTCGTCGGCGTAAACACGATGTCATCGTTGCAGACGACGATCTGGTCGTGATCCTTGAACGCAATCCCCGCCGCGTGGTTGTAAGCCTCGCCGAACGTCGCCCCGACGCCGTGGAAATAGTAGGTGCGGACCTCCCGCGGCACGTAGGCCTTCACCGACGCCTTGAGCACGTCGAGGCATCGTGCATTGGTCGTGCAGACGACGATGGCCGGCTCGGGAATCATGCTTTTTTCGCTCCCAGAATTTCTTCGATGTTCTCCGCGTCGATCAGCGTGCAGCCGCTCGCCAAGATTCGTTCGTCCCAGTTGTGCGGTGGCACCATGCCGTCTTCCGCCACGACGCAAATTGTGCCCGGCTCGGCTGCGCTCGGCTCGCCTACGTCGTGCAGGAATTGCTTCGCCATTCCCATCGTCTCGGCATCGTCGGCACGCACGAGGAAGCGGTGTTCGATGCGCTCCGGCTGCGCCGCCGTCGAA